CAAAGTGAATCGAAATGTCCATGTCCTCCGAATCAGCACTGCCTTTTTGGAACTGTTGTGGTTCCGGCACGCCGGACACCCGAAACATTATTTCGTCAGGTCCGTAGCGCAGGTAGCACTTATACGCCTCTCGAATGACATCGCGGACGTGTCCCAGAAACTTATTCAAATAAAATGCTCGCTTGATTGAAGCATCTGGATCGGTTGCAGGGTCACTCAACCCTACCATTTCGTCTGCCTGATTAAGCAACGTCTGTTCAACCTCTATTGAGCCGGCGTCGAGCGCAGGCGCATCCATCCACGAGTATTCCCCCGCTCGACGTTCAGTGATGTGCCCCCCAGGTCGCAGTTCTGGTTTAGGTCTGCCCACCGGTCCTTTTGAGGGAGGCAGTGTTGCAATGCTTGAGCGGTCGCACCTGCTGTCTCTCTCGCTTTTGACAATCCACTGCACCCCGCGCAGCAAATCGACCATGCTGCTGACATCATACATCCGCTTGTTGTCCCTGTGCAGTTCAGTGACAAGGAACGGGTAGTTGTCCAACCCGTTTAGCAGTTCGTATTTGGCGTGAGCGTTGTCAACCGTGTGCCTTTTGTTCCAGACCGTGCAATAAATGCCCTCCGCCCCGTCCTCTGCGATTAGACGCTGATACGAGTATATGACCTCGATAAAATCGTTGTCGTGGACCGAGCTTTTAAGCACAGGTTCATCGTAATGCTCGCCAAGATCCCTCGTCCCGTCTCCGCGCTGGGTTTCAATAATCTTCTCTGCCCACTTTTTGTCCCATCCCTCAGTTGCGACCTTTGCCAGTAACTCCTGCGGCGTCATCAGCACTCTCCAATGGACGTAGGGAGCGTTTTGCGGATCCGTGCAGTAATGCGGGAAAAATACTTCTGAGTCTGGTGCCAATGCCTTCACGCACGGGCGATCAATTGCTTTCACCGAAATTGGCAAATCAGCAATGCCTTCTTTGCGCAGTTTGCGCAGAACTTTTTTTGCTCTGCGTGTTGTGAGCTTTGGAAACTGACTTTGCAGCATCGCAACAATCTGATCGTCGTTGCTTTCGTCCATCACCATCTCAGCAAAGTCCGGCGCAACCGCTCCGATTTGCTCAAGGTCCATTGTTTGCAGCCGGGTAACCTCTCGCTGCTCCCAACCCACGTAAGTGACTGAGATTCCTTTCTCAAAAAGGTAATTTGCTGCCAACTCACATTCCCGGGCGAACTCAGGAATATAGGAATCGCGCATCCATTTTAGAAACCCGCTGACAATCCTGGACCGTGCAACGTCACCCACTTCAACAGGATACGCCCGGATGTGCGCCCGATTGAGGGCAAACATACAGAGCGATATGTATGCGTTGATTCTCGTGCCGCAAACCATTGACTCGTTATCGGCGGCTCCTTCAAATGGCACCGCATCAGCGCCGCGTTTTCGCAAATCGTCACTTTTGCCGCCCCAAATATTTCGGCGATCATCGTAGCTACGGCGGCATTGATCCAACCAAGGATGAAGCTCCGCGAGGGTTTCTTTGTAATTGTGCGACAGCTCATCCACATTAGGAGAACCGGACTCGTAAATTTGCGCGGTATCGCTCACCCGGACACTCTACATTGACCAGTCCCTACTCCGGGGCAAAAGAAACCCCCGGGGGTTGCCCGGGGGTCTGCTTGCTTTGGATGGGTTTGGGTTTTTATTCGGTTTCCACCTCAAGGAGGGTATCGCAGACAGTGGGATGGGTTTTGATGGTTTGGCCTTGATAGGTTGCCAACCCGGTAACTACCAAGCTGTGGAAGCTCGTTCCGTAAGGGTGGATTGAAGTGACCTTAACACGGCTGCACTCGGGTAACAGGTCGAACAGTTCCGGGTCGAGCGTGTCGCCCACCTTGAGGTCGCGGATAAGTTTTTTCATCTTTATCGGTGTGTGGTGGATTACTTTGCTGCGTTCGTAAGGTTGAACCATTCCCCATTGTCATCGAGGACGGTGAAACCTCCTCCACTCCACAGGGTAAACCGTTGCTCCCGATCGCTCCATCCGAACCGGGTTGGCGATTCCCCGTATAGCTTGTGGATGAGTTTGGTGCCCATCTCGGCTCGCTCTTTGTTTTCCTCGTATGACTTAGCTGGCTCAATTTCGATCCAGACTCTTGATGGTGTTGTTTTTTTCATAGCGGGACCATTATACAAAACGGCATTTCTGTTAGATGCCGGTTTGACCCGATTTGGGGGCGTGGCAAAAATCCCGCACTGCTATGGCAGCGCAAAAAAAAATGAAAAAAGTGCTTTTTGCGTTTTTCTAACAAATTGCCAAAATGCTCACTTCGCCCTTATGGCGTTAATGTTTACCTTATGAAGCGGCAGGCGCTTTCCTCGGTTAACTTCACCCAAAATCCCGTCAAAATCTTTGACTACTGTAAACTCAACCCAAGTGCCGCCAATGGGTTTGGGAGGTCGCCCCATCTGACTGTGCCAAGACGAGTTTGCTGGATCGTATTCCTGCTTGTAGGTGGCCGAACACAAGTGGGTTTGTTCGTCTAAGTAGACTCTGCCCCGACTTGTTAAACGCTCTCGCGGCATTGTTAAAACCCATTCTTCATGGATATGCCCTGTAATAATAAGCTGTGCATCAGGCAAATAAACAGCGCGCCTGTTTGTTTGTATAACTCCACGGGTGACAGGACCTCCCCCGCCGTATCCATGCTGATAAAAAACCGGCACGGTAACAAAGGTGGTTTTGGTGACGTGGATTTTAACAATAATCCACCCTCCGATTCCGCCGGTCACCACGGATGACCCTGCGGCGCGGAGTCGCTCACCTACCCGCTCAATCACGTCTGTTTCAAGATGTCGCAGAATTGACAGCTCGTGGTTTCCTCGCCCCATAAACGCAATATTAGGTGCTGCAAACTCGCAAAAGCCTGCATAACCCTCGACAATTTTGTCGATGTAGTTGGGCGCATCATGTTCCGGGCGAATATCGTTTCTCGCACGGCGGGGATCGTATCGTCCTTGCATCAAGCATAGCTGGTCACCTCCCTTGATGATTGGCGCACCTTCATCAACTGCTTCTTGCATATGCTTTTTGATTAGGTCTTGATTACTGTGCGGGTTGTCCCAGTGCTCGTCAAATTGGAGGAGCATCCGCACCGGCTTGCCCACGCCGACTGGCTCCTTAAAAGTTAGCACCGGCACTTTGTTGCGCCTTGAAATGGTAAATTTTGGTTTGTTGGACATTTGTCATGTTAAACTTCGGATTTTTGCAACCGACGCTGCACACGCTCCCACGTAGGCAAAAACAAAGTTTCGATTGCGCGAACTACTGGCTCGTCCAACTGCTCAAACCCTTTCGCAAAACTCAGACCTGATAGGTCTAAAACTGCGTGGAGCATTTCATGGCAAAGGGTGTCCTTAACGACTTTTGCGCTAAGACCCTTGCCTAAAAAAATCGTCTTCTTATCAAAGTTCCAATACCCAAAGCACTCATCGTCAGACAGATCCTTCTCAACAATTTTTACTGAGACGCCTGCTATGTGGATTGTTTTTGGTATGGTCACGGCGTGGCATGGTCATCATCCTGACCCGCCAGTCGTTTCTTTGCGTTGTTGATGAGCTTATATGCCCATCTTTCGTCTCTCCCGGTGCTTGTGCCAATGTCTTCTAGAGTCCGCTCTTCAACAGACCCCAATACGGCCAAACGCACTCTCATATACACGTAGTCCCACGACAGAAATCTGTCGCTGTGCTCAAGGACAAAGCTTTTCGTGCCTGTATGATCTTCTTCCATTGTCATCTTCTATGACCTGAACCTTCATAGGCTTTCCGGGCACAAGGTATTGTTTAATCTTCTCAGTGACAAAAACTGGTCCTTTGACCCATTCGCCTGTTGGAAGTTCAATACGTGCCATGACAACCTTTGGATTCTGCGCAAATTTCAAAACGACTGCCTTGCAGAAGCGTGGCACCATTAGTGGCAACACATCTGCCGCAGCATGATGTACTTGAAGTTTAGCAACGCCTGTCGGTCGATACATGATCCGGGGGCGACCTGGCTGAGAACTGTCATAATACCAGTCAGTTGTAGCTAAATGCTTCTCCCGAATCTTTTTCATGGTTGTGCCGGATATGTTCATCAGCTCCATGACATCTTTTTGTTGCAGATCGCCTTTGGCAGGCGGCTCGTGTTCTTCTTCTGTTACCATTGGAGAGTTCCTTTTGGTTTGTTGCGCTGCGGCGAGCCATAGGAAGGCAGACCGGTCGATTGCCTGTTTAATTCTGTCTCATCTAGGTGATAGATCCCGGTGATTGCTCCGTAGCGGATGCAGTCAATGGGGTCTTTGGTCGCCTCCTTTAATCCTGCTTCCCCGGTGTATTCTCCAAGCGAATGCAAAAGGTTGCGGCAGTCCTGACTGACAAAAAAATGGGGGCGGTTTATGCTGTCGATTTCTCGCCGCCGGTCGTATGCCATCAGGTTGTTAAGTGCTTGCAGTCCCTGCTCAATTTCATGCCCCCGGTCCCCGGGAGGAAACGCACTTGGCAAGCAAATGAAATCCAAGTCATCCAGATTGGATAAAATGCTTTCGCTGCCGCCGTCTTTGCTAGGCGTTTGGATCTTGCACATTCTTGGGTCAATAATCCGCTCGTGGATCGTTTCTCCCTGATCCCTTGTGTCTGTAGTAATCCGACCGTCCGGGTGCTCCGTAATGACGCCCCCTTCAAGTTCGTAGAACAATTTGACAAACTCCTTAATGCCCAACCCTCGCCCTCTTGCCCCGGGTCCTGGGCGCCATTTGCCTTCGCGCCACTCAACCCAGTCTTCATCGTCTGGAAATTCTCTATACACCCACCACGTCCCAGAAGCATCGACCGCAACCCAAACGCAAAACCAGTTCTTTGACCCGCCCGGGTCGATCAATTGATACCTTGTGACATTCTTTCTTGGAATCTTGTCAGGTGTAACGACATTGCTTTCCCGTGAAAAGTTGGGAAACACCGTTGTGGAGGACCGCACCGGCACTCCATAGGCACGAGTTAAAATTTCATCACGGGGGCGATCCTCCAGCGTTTTCTTAATGCGCGGATACCCTCCAAACGGGTTGTTGATCGAATGAAAATAGACGATGCTCGCGTCTCTGTTTTTGCTGCGCTGAATGACTGGCACCCGTTCCCCATCAAGCAATTCTGCGGGCGCTTGTTCGGTTGTTTCCGCTTGGTGCAAATACTCTCTAACAGTTTCAGTGTAGCCATAGATCGGAGTGAAGGTGAGCAGCATTTTTGCGTTCCTAGTCGCCAATCGAAAGCGCAGCGTGTTGATTAGTTCTGGTCCTAATAAATACTCATCGAGCCAGACACCCCAGTTGACATAGTTCTCTGAAAAACTTCCCAATTCAGCTCCCTCTAAAATGCTTTGGTCCTGCAAAAACTGGGAAAAATGCTTAAAGACAATTTGCGAATCGTTTGGAAAGATCAGACTGGAAGAACTAAACCCGGTCTGGCGTTTGTACGAGACGTAGTGGTTCTTGCTGCGCGAAGTTTTGCGGTATTCTGGCGGCAGCCACTCGTAGACGGTTTTCTGGATTTGCCGAATCGACACCTCTGCGTTTTGCGAGAATGCAAAAATCAGAGCGCCATCATTCTCAATCGCTGCCTTAATAATACTACGCGCACCGTAGACGGTTTTTCCTGAACGGTTACCCCCCAGGATTATCAGTTCGTTGGTTGCGTTTTCGCCTGTCATCAACGCATCCGCAGAATCCCAATGCGGCATTTGGAATCCGCAGTTGAGAGGATCGTCCTGCGCATTACGCAACGCGGCGTGGTATTGGTGATGCAGGTTTAGCACCTTTTGCGGGTCCATCTTTGCCAACTGCTCGGCAGTCGGGGGCGTAAGGACCGGGTGCTTTTGCCAGTTTAGCATTTATTCAACTAATTTTCGCAACTCGTCTTTGTGCATTCCAAACAACTCCTCGGGCAGACGTAGTTCGTGGTTGCGCACAACAAAATTGACGCGCTCCAGCGGAAACTTTTCTGGCTGACGGTCAAAGACATCGTGATTGGTCGCCCACCCTGCAAAAACATAAGTGGGCATTGCACCAAGCATCTGAACGTAAATTTCGCACTGCTTGTGTTTCTTGTTTAGAGGGACAAGCAGGTTCGCAAGGGCGCTTTGTGCGCTTGGGTTTTTCCACTTGTAGGTTTTTACGTCTACGGTGACATCATGCAGCGTTGTGTCATGCACCCGGGGAACATCCCCAAGGTCTAACTCGCAATTAAACATTCGAGCGAAAGCGATCTCGCCAGCAAACCCCTCAATGTTGATTTCGACATCCGACCTGGGGGACGCACGAAAATTTCTGCTACCCCGTTGCCTGTTTTGCTCCTGACGTTTTTCTCCGACAGAACGCGCAAGCTCTATCTCTTCGCCGTTAAGTGTTATGCTGTATTCCATTAGGTAACTCCGTAAACGACCACGAATCCCCCGTTATATTGCTGCAACCTAAGCACGTTGTAATCGACCCACTCGTATGCTGTTTCGCGGTCCCAATCGTTTGACTCAATAAAGTGCTCGATCAGTTTCTTGTAGCTGTAGACCAAGATTCCGGGGTCCGTGTAACCAAGCACCGCGCTGTCAATGTTGAGAAGCACAGCGTCATCTGCCAGCAACCCGCGATCAACAAATTCAGCTTCTGTCATTTTACAAAAACGACCACCTCATGCTCAACATCCGTCTGCGCATACGCCCAGCACACTAGATCAACCTGTCCTTTAATTGCCTTAATGACGGTAAAGTCTTTTTCTTTGTCCTCTTCCTCCCAAGTCACAAAAATTTTGTCGCCAGCAACCGGGACGCGGCTGGTTGTAAAGACGTCTCTTTGCAAGTCTTGCGCTTCGTCAACTATCTTGATCGTCATTTGACTCTGCCTCGATTTCGTTCGCCATTTTGTCTAACCGGTCAGCAGCAAATTTGCCTTTTTTCAAACGCGAAATCCTCGCGTTGATGTCCATTTGTTCCCGGTAAGTTACTTTGCGCTCGCCCCTGCTTTCTAAAAACCGGTCGCACGCTCTTTTGATTTGATCCGTGTATAATGATCCTCCGCTTCCTTTACTCATTGTA